AGAAGAACAAATGTTTGAAGCAGCACTAGACAAACATAGACCAGAAAACATATTTTAAAACCACTTATTTTTACCACGATTAATAAGGTAAAAATAAAGGTTGACATAAATACAAATACAGTGTATAATGTGTATATAAATTAGTAGAAGAGCTTTTTTATAACACATTAGAAACTGGAACTCGCCCACACTTTATGCGGTTGTGGATACGAGTCAACTTATAACTGCAGAGAGTAGTTATAAAACGGAATACGCATATATTTAACATATAAGGATATTATATTATGGGAACCTCACTCGCGGACATTCGCGCCAAGCTACAAAAAATCGAAGATAGAAAAACAGGCAAAGGTAATTTCACTACGGATAACACAACTTATCCATTCTGGAACATTGCAACAGACGACTCAACAACTATTAGATTCTTACCAGACGGTAATGAAGAAAATACGTTTTTCTGGGTAGAACGTCAAGTAATTAAAATTCCATTTCCTGGAATCAAAGGACACGATGAAGGCAAAGAAATTGTCGTTCAAGTACCATGTGTTGAAATGTGGGGCGATACTTGTCCTGTACACACAGAAATACGTCCATGGTTCGACGATGCAGAACTAGATACACTTGCACGTAAATACTGGAAGAAAAGAACATACTTTTTCCAAGGTTTCGTTCAACAGTCTAACCTAGCAGAAGACGCACCAGAAAATCCAATTCGTAGATTTAGTATATCACCACAATTGTTTAACATTGTAAAGTCGGCATTAATGGATCCAGATATGGAAGAACTTCCAACTGATTACATTAACGGTGTAGATTTTAAAATCACTAAAACACAAAAAGGGCAATACGCAGATTATACTACATCTAACTATTCACGTAAAGATTCATCATTATCAGAAACTCAACTAGAAGCAATTGAAGAGCATGGTTTGAAGAACCTTGCAGATTACTTACCTAATCGTCCAAACGATGAAGAAGTAAACGCAATCTTTGAAATGTTCCAAGCGTCAGTTGATGGAGAGTTATACGATCCAGAACAATGGGCTAAGTATTACAAGCCTTGGGGTTTTGAGTATAACACCGGCGATGACAAAGATAAAGTTACTGCAAAGCCAGCCACAGCAACTACAGCAGCACCAGCAGTATCTAATACAACTGAAGCAGCACCAGTAGAAGCAGCAATTACAACAGCAGCACCAGTAGAAGCAATTACAACAGCAGCTACTGAAAATGCAGGCGAACAATCAGTGCAAGATATTTTAGCACTAGTACGCAGCCGCAACAGTAACAAGTCAGAGTAATCTTACTAAACTACTAAAATATTATGGGGGTTAATAGCCCCCGTTACTATAAGGAGAAAAACTATGACTAAAGGATTTGACGTCTCGAAGTTTAGAAAAAGTATCACGAAATCAATTAGCGGAATAAGCACCGGTTTTCACGATCCAAGTACTTGGGTTAGCACCGGCAACTTCTGCTTAAATTATTTAATATCAGGGGACTTTAATAACGGCATTCCGTTAAGCAAAGTTACTGTATTCGCTGGAGAATCAGGTTCGGGCAAGTCGTATATCTGTTCAGGAAACATGGTAAAAAATGCACAAGATCAAGGCATTTTTGTAGTGTTAATGGACTCGGAGAACGCACTTGACGAAGCATGGTTAAAGGCATTAAACGTAAGCACAGAACCAGAACATTTGTTACGTATTAACGTATCAATGATCGACGATGTTGCAAAAACAATATCACTGTTTATGGCAGATTACAAGAAAGAATGGGACGGTGTGGATCGTGAAGATGCACCTAAAGTATTATTTGTTGTAGATTCGCTAGGTATGTTACTAACACCAACTGACGTAAATCAGTTTGATAAAGGTGATATGAAAGGCGATATGGGTCGTAAGCCAAAGGCGTTAACGTCTTTAGTTAGAAACTCAGTTAACCTAATTGCACCATTTGATATTGGTATAGTTGCAACCAACCACACATATGCTTCACAGGATATGTTTAGTCCAGATGACAAGATCAGTGGCGGACAAGGATTCATTTATGCAAGCTCAATCGTTGTAGCAATGAAGAAAAAGAAACTTAAAGATAAAGATCTTGAAGGTGGAAGCACATCAGAAGTTAAGGGTATTAAGTGTTCGTGTAAAGTAGTTAAATCACGTTACGCAAAACCTTTCGAAACTGTAGATATATTTATTCCGTATGACGTGGGTATGCATCCTTACAGTGGACTATTTGAATTGTTTGAAAAGACAGGCCTCTTAAAGAAAGTTGGCAACCGCTACGAATACACTTCAAAAGTAACAGGGGAAGTAACACTTGAATTCCGCAAAGCATGGAACGCAAATACAGCTTTGCTTGACATGGTAATGGATGAATTCAACGAAGACGACCTATCTGTAATCGGCTTAACAGTCGGCGAATTAATGGAAGACGAAGAAGTCGATCCAGAAGAAGAAGCGGAGGCTTTAAATGGATAGCGAATTTGTAGTTGAACTATGGGAATCAATGAAGCCATATATAACAGCCCGCGAACGTATGCATGCCGCAGATGAATTTGTTTCACTGTTCGATGCACACGGACTAGGCGATGGCTTCGAAAACACAGTGGACTTACCACCAGAGTTAAGAGCTGCGGTAATTGCACACTACGACCTCGAAGAAGACGAGGATGGAGAAGAAGCATGGTAGATTTAATCGATGAGTTAAAAGATGAAATCCGCTCGGGTAACGCCGAAACCACTCTTGCTAAATTAGAGCAAGTAGAAATGGGTATTAGAACAAATATAGATTTACTTAATAAAGTTTTAGCACCTGCTATACTTACAGAATTGCATAAAATGCTAGTTGAGCACTTAGGTGTCAATCACCGGCATATGCAGTTAAGACGACGAGTCCCTGTTGCAAAGACTAGGGCTATGTTGTTTCTAAAAGCAATGATTGTAGGAGTAAACCACTGTGAGTCAATGGTACAGAAAGGTAACTAATGACTTAACTCAAATAGACCCTTGCATCACCCATTACGAAAAAGAATGGGGTGATGCAAGGCTTGAGCTAACAATGCGAACAAAAACAATTGAAAAACACGAATCTGAATTGCCAGGCATAATCGAGTATAGATTTAATCAATTGCAAGAAATCGAAGCAATATTAGAATATTTAAACATAGAACTTCGTAAAGTAACAGCAGCAAAATTCCGTAAATACTTAGAAAACTACAATAAACAATTAAGTTCTGCAGATGCTAAAAAGTATGCAGAAGGCGATTCGGAAGTAGTTGATATGGCATTACTTACAAATGAATTTGCATTACTTCGGAACAAGTATTTAGGTGTTATGAAAGGCCTAGACACAAAAGGATTTATGTTAGGCCACGTTACTAAATTAAGAGTAGCTGGTTTGGATGATGCAATGATATTATGATTGACAATACCACTTCTTTATGTTATAATTGCAGTATGATAAATTTAGTTAACAATACGATGAGAAGGGATGGTAGGATACTACAAACCGATCTCCGTGACAGTTTGATTAGCGATTTAGCAAGGAATAATGATGAGCAACATAGTAAAAAAAGCGATGTACTTCGCGAAGAAAGCCCACGATGCAATAGAGCACAAGCGGAAATACTCCGGCAAGCCTTATTGGGTTCATCCCCAGAGAGTTTCTGAGATAGTTAAAAGCGTTGGCGGATCACCTGAGCAACAGGCAGCAGCATGGCTACACGATACAGTCGAAGACACCCCTGTCACAATCGAAGATATCCAAAAATACTTTGGCGATCACATTGCATCGATTGTTAGCGATCTAACAGATGTTAGCACACTGGATCAGGGCAACAGAGCAACACGTAAAGCAATTGATTGCCAACATAGTGGTGCAGCAAGTGCAGAGGCACAGACAGTAAAACTAGCAGATCTTATTGATAACACGAAGTCAATCGTTGCTAACGATCCGAAATTTGCAAAGACTTACTTGGCTGAAAAAGGCGAACTGCTTAAAGTTCTTACAAAAGGTAATAAAGAGCTGCAAAAGCAAGCCTGGGAAGGCATGATTGCAGGGTTGAAAGCACTTGGCCTCGGCTAAACCATTCAAACACAGGGTTCCTGTCGATGTCTTGAATGACTACAACATGGATCCTGTTTTCTGGCAAAAGTATCGCAAGCGCATACTGAACCACCACATCCTGAAAGAATGGCAATCCCCACGATACAATAGCCCAAAGGATAAAATTCATTTACAATTCGAACACTTCATGATATTCAATATCCTGACCAGTAAAGACTTCTTTCACGGCATCGAAGGGAAAGGCGAAGAGAAATACTTCTTCGCCCAATTGAAAGGAAATAACACATTACAGCACCCTTTCCACCAGCAGTATTTTAAAGTACTTCGCCTGCAACACTTCTTCAAAGAAGCGATAACCGCAAAACCCTGGTGCACAGTTGATAGATGGAATTTCGAACGATACAAGAAAGAAGAGGAACAACTTATCGCCCCATTCTCCGATCACCACAATAGTTTTGAATGGGGCAAAATGAAATGTGATTTCTATAAATTAATGAATGAAGAGTTTACAATCATTGAGCAGAAATATAAGAAATCACTTGACATCCGGATCAATTATGCTGTATAATGTATGTATAAATAAAGGAATAATAGATGGCAAAGGAATG